CGAGCTGGCCATAGTTGTTCTTGCCCATAGCCCGTAGACTGCCGTCAGACTTGATGACTAAACTGTGGTGGTAGCCTGCGGCGACTTGGACAGCGCCGCCCGCAATGTACGGAACCGCTACGGGGACGTATCTATCGGCCGAGGTGCCGTCGCCGAGCTGGCCGTTGCCGCCTTTACCCATGGCCCAGACACTGCTGTCGGACTTGATGAAGAGGCTGTGGGAGCCGCCTGCGGCGATTTGGGTGACGCCGGTTGTGATCTGGAAGGGGGAGGATCTAGTGGACGTAATGCCGTCGCCTAATGCTCCGTACTGGTTAGTGCCCATTCCCCAGAGGGTGCCGTCAGACTTGATAAAGAGGCTGTGGAAGGGACCTGCGGCGCTTTTGGTGACGCCGGATGCGATCTGCACGGGGGAGGTTCTATCGGTCGTGTCGCCAAGGCCGAGCTGGCCTGAGCTGTTATTGCCCGTTCCCCAGAGGGTGCCGTCAGACTTGATGAAGAGGGTGTGGTTGCTTGCGGAGATTTGGGTAACGCCAGTCGAGAGAACCTGCACGGGGGAGTTTCTATCGGTCGTGTCGCCAAGGCCGAGCTGGCCGTCGACGTTGAAGCCCATGGCCCAGAGACCCAAAGTTGCTTCAGTAGCGGATACGCTACCCGGAGATTGAGCCGCCGTGGGAGCCACTACTATTTCATTAGCTGATACATTGCCCGGAGATTGAGCTGCTGTGGGAGCTGTCGCTGCTGCTATAGCTGCTGCTATAGCTGCCGCTATCTCGCCCGCATTACCGCCTGCTGCCGTCACTGCTAACTCCGCTGCCGTTCCCGCATCTGTTGAGGTGCCGCCTGCGGCCGTTGCCGCTGATCCAGCTGCTGCACCTATTTGTGCCATAGTGCCGGCTGCTCCATCTGTCGCTACCCCGGCTCCTGCTCCTGCTGCTGCTATTACTGCAGCTGCGTTGCCACCAGCTATTCCTGTTGCTACTCCAGCTGCTGCTCCTGCGTCCGCTGGGGTACCGCCTGCTGCTGTGGTTGCTAATCCGGCTGCTGCTCCCGCTGCTAGCGCCGCTGCCGCGTCTGCTTCAGCTTGATTTAATCCTGCTAACAATGCCGCTGCCTCTGCCGCTAACAATGCCGCTGCTATCGCTAGTGCTTCTGCTTGAGCTTGAGCTATTCCTGCTGCTATCGCTAGTGCTAGTGCCACTGCTGCTGCCGCTGCTCCGGCTTCCACTGCTTGTGCCGCTGCAGGGTCGCCCGCTGTCGCTGCTAGTAACGCTGCTGCGGCTCCTGCGGCTGCTGCCGCTGCCGCGTCTGCTCCAGCTTGAGCTAATCCTGCTAACAATGTCGCTGCCGCTGCCGCTAACAATGCCGCTGCCGCCGCTGCTGCGTCTGCTTCAGCTTGATTTAATCCTGCTAACAATGCCGCTGCCTCTGCCGCTGCCGCTGCCGCTGCTGCTGCCGCCGCTGCCTGTGCCGCTGCATTGTCGCCTGCCGCTGCTGCCGCTGCTGCTGCCGCTGCTCCCGCTGCGGCTCCTGCTGCTGCTGCTGCCACTCCTGCTGCCCCTCCTGCTGCCCCTCCCCCAGAAATAACAGATTTATTGGCAGACTTCGCTGTTTTGGTGGATCGGTATCCTCGACTGACCCCACCGGCTATACGCGCACTTTTAACAGACCGTAGCCCTTCCTTGGGGAGGTCTTGAATCGTATCAACAAAGCCATCACCATCCACATCCAGCAAAGAAACGCCCACGGATCCGCCGTAGGACAGGTCTATAAGCGTACGGGACGCTGTCTTAAGTTTGGAAGTGTCTCGCTGACGCGAGCGAAGTTTCCCGGTCTTAGTGTATGTGAGCTTTTTAGGCATGGGATCTAAAGGTGTTGCTGGATTTATCTACCACTTTCACGTTCTTTTTAATTAAATCTTTGTCCACGTTCCCTCCGGAATCAGAAAAAGAAGTCCCCACGCTACCTCCGAATTGAGGCCAGGCTTCTGAGTATACCCTTTTAGCTATCTTGTATAAAGAAGTCCCGCGAGTACGAGTACGTACGCCGTTCAGGTATCGCGCAAAAGTAGTAGATCTAGCGCCCTTTACGGATTGAGCTCTATTGGTGGACCCGTGAATGTATCGGGCGGGTGTGGTGTGATTGTATACGGCCATAATGTAACCTATTGGTTGATTTGTTGTTGAAATTGATTAGCCCCTTGCGGGTTGCTGTTACCCATGCCTTCAGTAGCGCCCATAACCCCATCCCGAGCCTGTGGAGATTCTCCACCAGCTGCTGCGTTGTCTCCGAGCATCTTGGCAATTTCAGCTTCGGCCTTTGGATCGGCTGGAGCTTCGTTAGGTAAAAGTTCATCGGTTTTTTCATATCCCATGGCATCCAGTATACGCTTAAGCATCGGACGTATGTATGGACGCATCTCAGGTGGAGATTGAAAATAGCGGTCTTGGGTTTGTAAGGCAAGAGTAGCTTTTTCAATAGCCCTTTGACCCTGGTCTTGGGCTAGAATTACGGTTACGTCCACATCTAAGTTTTTAATTTTATCGGCGGCCATCTCCTGAAAGACTCGAACGTCGCCCTCCATATATTCATATACCTCGTCCTCATCCAGCGTCGCCATGGCAACCTGCACTAGTTTCGTAAGGTGGTCTTCGAAGCCGCGAACAATTCGGCGCATCCAACGTCGGCCTATCTTCGAAGCCTCCCGGAGAGTGGCTTCTACACCTGTGGCAGTATTCGCCGGAGCCAAAGCTTGAAAGTCTCCTTGGGCCATATTGGAAACCCCTAACCATAATTGAACGATACCAAACACGAAATCGATCAGGTTCTGAGTAACCATATCCGCCTGCGGTACTTGAGAAAAAGATATGAAGTCGTCTATGGTGTACTGATCCTTAAGTTGAAATACCTTACCGGCATGGAATTCCACGTCTTCGGGCTCGTCTTCGACAGCTTGGGGGTTTACACCTACAACCGGATTAGCTGCTAACTCGTTACGATAACTTTGCGCGTTGAATTGCTTGTCTATGTACTCTTGGAACATCGCCACACGCTCTGGAAGACTATAACCGCACCAGCGATTGCGTTCCTTCCCTATGGAGACCACGGAATAAGGTAGGCGATTGTCGGGTGTTAGTTTAGCGGTGTACTCGTAGTACACTAGCTTTTCGGTGTCCGTGTCTAGGAATACGCAAAACTCTTGGGGATACCCCGTTTGCAGTACGTCCCTTTTGACCCAACACTCCATTAACGGAATGCTTGGGTTTAGATCGGAGTCGAAACTTAAGTTTTCAGTACGCTCTTTATTCTTGTCGGTATCGCTGCGAGGGTTGGCGTCTTTCTTTATGTCGTTATAATAATCATTAAAAGAGTACCACTCCCGCTCTAGAAATATATTGCGAGCCCACGCTACGGTCTTATCGTAGACCTCAACCACAAGATCCGCAGTCTCGATGGATTCGGCTGAGGACGGGCACAGGAAGCGATCGCTGTCTATAACCTTCGATCGGGGGCCCTTGTATCTTACGAGTTGAGTAGGAATGCCTTCAGGGTAGGGTCGGAAATCGTGAACGCCGGGGATCATCTGAATGGTGGGATCCTCCGCTAAGCGCATTTCGGTCCCACCCGTGTCGGGATTGAGTTCGGGTAGAAATTGGGCTTCCCCCTCAATAATAGGCCCTTCTTCCGACCTCTGCTCGAAGTCACCGGTTTCCTGATTGAAGAGCGCGGATCTTTCGTAATCATACCACGTGGAGACGTCCTCTTCGTATACAGCCTTCATTACGACGGCGCGTTGTACGAATATATGCAGATAGGATTCTTCCAAACGTTCGCGTGTGTTCCCACGAGTCTCAATTTTCCAATTGAAATATTTGTCGTAGGCTTCGGCGGAGATATCGTCGGAAGGGCCTTGAGCGTCAAATTTAAAATAAGGGGACGTGCCTGTTATCTCATCTTCGGCTCTCGCCATAAAATGGTCTACCACGAGGGAAGTTAAAGGCACGCTTAGATTGGAATGCCCGAATATGGAATCATGGCCCGCTCGATCCTCTCTTCGGTTATTGTAAGAGTCCCAAGACCTGCGATCGGCCTCGATGCGCTCTAAATTATCCTCTTTGAGCTGCTTTATTCGGTCAAGAAGATACTTGGTCAGGTCTTTCTCCTGTTTCTCCGTTAATTTTAGATTCGAGATCTTCATGCTTTGAAGTTAAGGCTTCTTGCTTTTTTGACAATTTTAATCATAGCTTTCAACTCCTGTTCTTCCGCTGCGTCCAAAAGAGTGGCCCTGCGGTCCGCGGATAGATCTTTTCGGCTTTCAATTTTGGCTTTCATCTCCCTTATCTTTTTCCTTAGAGCATCCATGTATTTAACATCTTTCGACAAGGATAGCAAAGCTCTATTATCTATGC